ATATGATTTAGACTCTTCGCTCATTGTCATATTTAATTGCTTGTTCCATGATAACCTGAATTTCTTTTGATGTCAAGTCATTCAAGAATTTCCAATTTGGGTCTTTCTTATCCCATTCCATGCTAAATGAACCATCCTCATTCTGATGTATTTTTAAACTGTCGTTTTTCATCTTTAAGTTGTTTCTTGACTTGTTTAGCATAATATATCTCTTGCTCAGTGTACCAATCAGGATGTTTCTTTGCTCTTTTTAATAGTTTCTTTGCTGCTTTCTTGTCCTTCATTAACTGAGATTTCTTAAAATATCTTAACTAAGTATTTATTACTCCTTCTCTTTTACATCATATTCTATTACAATTTTCCTTGATGATCTTCCTGTCTGATTATAAGTGGTATATGTTTCATATGTACCACCCAGTTCATCACAGAGTTTAGATAACTTATCAAGTAATTCAGTCTGAGTCATCTTTATATTATATCTCATGCCATTATAAAACCCCTGACAGAATATGTCAAGGGTTAGGGTTTACTATACAATTTACTTAAGGTGGATGTTGAAATTTGTTCATGTTCCTTTTACTTTAAACGTGTACTTG